AAGTCGGGTAAGAAAGTCATTGGATCGTAGAGCTTCGCAAATAACGCCCCAGACAACTCTAACGAGATATAATCCAGCCAAAAAGGGTCATCAATTTTCCTTCTTGCTCTGCGTTGTTGAAGTGTTTCATTCCTGTCTTTCCAAGCGTGATACATTGCCCCAGGTAGTAAATACACGAGAAACACAAGCAGAGCTTTGTGGTCGACTACTGTCAAAATCAGTGCAAGCCATAATCTGCCCAAAGGAGTTGGTCTTCCTCGAAGAGAACGCCCCAAAACCTTTGAAACCAATGGAGCGATCACCAACGTAGCTCCAGCGAGAGCTGTGACCATGTCTTTACCTATCGCATTCGCAGTATGCAGGTTCACTTTTCCAATAAAGCTTAATATCCTCAGCAAGAATGCTGCTACCAGGAGCACATTTATTGAACCTGTCAAGGTAAGGCGTGGAAATCTCTTTGCTGTAGTTACCGAACTTCTTCCACCTTTGCTGCTTGCTCTTATTGGGGTCGTGTGCCTGCTTCCATACGCTCCTGGCTTCTGTCCTCGCCTTTCGGAGATTTTCGATCGACTCACCGAGCTCCCGACAAATGCACTTTTCGAGTCTGATTGAGACTGGTGGTAGGATCTCTTTGTACTGCTCTGGTTGCCACTCTTCAAACTCGAGGCCCTGGTCGTTGGCTTTCTTTTTAAGTCTGGCCTGCTCGCCTTCGAGCCATTTCTCATCATGTCCTCGCTCTTCGAATTCTGCTGCTGTTTGTAATCTGATGAAGGATCTGTAGACCTGTTGTACTCCTTCCGCTCCAAGCTTAGCGAGGCCTTCATCATGCTCGATGACACTTGTAGGTATCCGTCCGCGTGGAAATTCAAGAATTGTGGCAATAGCCAAATCGCGAAGAATAGGCATACTAGGGTAAGTGGCCAAGCTCGATAGCGCCTTCGCTCTCGCAAGGCCAATGAGATCTGCGTCCGCGATCTTTGTTGTCCAAGCATACCTCTGAGTTGCCCTAGGCAATTTAGAAATCCACTGAGGAGCTTCTCTCGCATCACCTTTGTACAACCAAGCTGAACAAAAATCCATTGGAGGAAGGCCTGTAGTCCAGTCTGTTGGGTTAATCGGCTCATCAATGTAGCACCTGCAGATTCTTGCCTCTGGTTCGATCCCAAGTGAGGCGATGACTGCTGTGTATTTCTCAAGGAACTTCTCTGCCTCGTGCTGGCTTTCCGGAGCGTCCATAATAATGATGCAATCATCGCCATCAATGAAAAGGTCATATTGCCCACTTGTCTTGTCAAGGCCGGCCAAGAGACAGGAAAAATCCTGTAGTTGAACATTGTCCATGTCATTCCCTGCTTTGGTTTGTGGATCCCCAGACCGCCTTGTTCCTTTGATGATGAACTCAAAAACTTTGTTTTTTGTTCGATAGGAATGTTGTGCCATGATTTCATCAAGAGTCTGTGCCACAAACTTGTCTTCAACGTTGTCTCTAAGCCATTGCCATTCAGAAGCGTCAAGAAACCCTTCGAGTAAGCTTCCATCCCATCCGGCTCCATCGAATGCAATAGCAATTTGTTTCCTCCCTCTAGCTTCGCGCCGCTGCTCGATGATTTGCTTGACTCGTTTAGCCCTATCTGGTGGTGGTAATCCTTTGAGGGACCACCGTTGGAGTCTTGTGTTTTCCTCAAGGACTTTGACTGCTCTGCCGAGCTTCCACGTAATTTGTCTTCCTGTATCATTGATCGGTCTCGGTACTTTGAATTGTTCATAGGTTTCATACTTGAGGAAGACATCTGCTCGCTGCTTCTTGGCTTTTGGGAAGTGAAGGAGGACCTTTGCTCTTGCTTCTTGTAAAGGTATTCGTTTTTTGGAGGGGGCTGATGCGATGTATTGTTGACTCGGAAGAGTCGCACATCTTCGTCGTGGCCGTCTACGCTTTTCTGTTGGCCTCCGCTCCTCGTGTGACCAATCCTTTGGTTTTCGGGCTCGTTGTCTGCTTCCGACAAATCCTTGTAAAGTTGGCTCCATCTTGTCACTCTGCTTTCGTGATTTGACTGCAGCTTTGACCATCTTCTTGTGCCTTGTGTTGCTAATTCCATCAATTGTCTCGACTGCTTTGACTGTCTCATTATATCCCTGGGGAATTGTGATTCTGTCTGAGTCAATACGGTCATGAAGGTTATACCTACCGTAGGCTTTAAAAGCGGCCAAAAGACGGGGAGAAGCTGCCGTGCGACTCCTACATAGCCTATGAGTAACAGCAATCGAGAGATTGTGCGCGCAATCCGATGGAGCCCAAACGCGACTTCTGTGAACACTCTCTCTTGATATTGGAACCAAGTTAACCATCCGGATCTTGCTGCCGACTCCACACTGCTTCTTCCCAGCCACATACTTGTTGTGAAGTCTATCGCGTTTAACGCGCATCGAATACTCACCACGAGGCCAACGCAACTTACCGATAGCACCACGACATAGACCAATCTTACCAAATACCAAGAGGCCGTGTTTTCTGTCTTCATAAGTGCATTGTAGATGCTTGGACGGGAACGTTTCAAGCCTAGACCTGCCAAGTGGAGCTGTGCTTCTTCTGAGCCTACCCTGATCAAATAAGTCGCAGCACACGCTGCTGCTGTCATTATAGCCCCCGGCCACCACCAAGCTTTTGAGATCATGTCCAGGAAGCAACTCTGTATCAAAAGTGTTATAGGATTTGCAACATCTATGGTGCAAGTGAGCGTGACCTGCTTGGGGTTGAGTTCCGCAAACTGTACACAATTCGCTAGTAAACACTGGGCTGAATACGTGTTGGTCAGACTGCGCCGCAATGTTGCCACACAAACACCTTGCGCCTCCATGGCAGCATACAGAATCATGTTCCATAGGCTCAGGGAATGAGTATTCTCCAGATATGCTCCGTACAGAGGCATTAGAGGCCGCAATATGATGCACAACGCGCAAGTCCTCAGTGTAAAAAGCATTGTCAACACCAACAGGACCGCCCGAGGCGGCCTCGCTGATTGAAGTGCGGACCCAATCACTGTGATCTTTGGAATGCTTTCCAGATGCGATCTCAACTCTGCGTGCATAGGGAGCCCCTGCTGTGCTTGTTTTCTCATCGTGGCTCCAAACATCGCATTGGCCACCCCCGAATACCGAATGAGCTCCTCGCTTATAGCCAAACTGTGGCATTCGATGACAGCATCCGGCACAGAGTTGGCTGTTAGCAATTCCACTACTTCCATCTTGCGGAGCGCTAGGCTTGATGGCGTAAGGGCATCGTGAAAATGTTGGCAGTTGATCTTGTCAACGGCATCACTGATTTTCCTCCTGTCTTCGTCTCCTATCTCTGTTTGCAACGGAATACTGTCGTCAATAGCATTCCAATGGTTCACTCCAGCTCCTTCCGTTAACAATATATTGCACACAACCCCAGGAACCGCTGCACACCCATCGGGACAGTATCCACACCTCCCAAACCGGTGGATGTGTGTCTTCCTAGATAGGAGCTGCGTTCTGTACATGTAACGAATTAGGCCACGCCCTTGAGATTGGTGGGCCGCCAAGCTTGCCGTCACCGCGGCTCTTATCGCCCTCATTTCTTGCCTTTGTGCGGCAGTCATCAAGTTGCGCGCCGGGTACGGGTTTCCTGCATTGCCTCCGAAACTCTCTGCTAGACAAACCAAAGCGTTGAAACCGGCACTTGCCACACTTGCAGATGTCCTTGCGTGGAGCTGCATTGCTGCTTGATTCCATACTCTTGTGTCGATCCCACGAGTCCAGGTCAAGGCTAAAAACAGACAATCTTCATCAGTGGCCAATCCCCTAAAAGATGAGTGCGTTGGATACACTTGTGCAAAGGTGTGGTGGATGCATGCAGGGCGGTCTAACGCAGCCTGGTTTGGATCGGCCATTGGTCCAGCCACTGGAAGAAAAGGCAAAGGCGGTGGTGGTACTACTGGAGCTGGAGCTGCCGGTGGACCAACTGGGACAGCGCCCTTTGCGGCTCCTTTCATTCCAGCAATATAGTGCCTGTCATCAGCAAACCCCTCTTCGAGCTTGATGATGTTCTCATCATCGCCTGCTATAAAAGCCATTACGGTGTCCAGCACGCCACGGCTCCACCCA